GAAAGGCGAACTTGGCGCTGAACAATGTTACCAAGACACATCTCGTGAAGGGTTTGGGAAACCTTCACATCACCGTGAGATGGTAGAAAGTAAAAACGGTGCTTTACCAACAATTCAACAAGGGTTTGACAGGACTTACCCTTTGTCTCCTCCTTCTAATGTTCCTTCGCAGGAAATTGAGAACGAGTTGAGATTTTTACCTCCCCCATTATTCATTAGTAGCCCAAAAAAAATCGCAAAAAAATATAAAAATGTTACTAGTGTTAGTGAGGAGTATGCAGATGAATTGAAAATTGCAAAGAAAGATCTTTTACCTGCACTTCGTGAGTGTGATCGAGTTGCTTTTAATATGGTTAACATAGTGTATGGTGCTCCATTTTCTTTTGGAAATTTGAGTTACACATGGTTACAACAGTACTGCAAGCAATCTTCTCACACCATGACAGAGGTGTTCGGTGAGTTGCATCATTTGAACAATTTGCTTTATAGGTGTTTGTATGTAGAACCAGGAGATTACACATACAATTGTACTTCTTCATTATTTGCTTACCGGCAAGTTAGAGATGCAGTTTTGATTGTCTCCGATAAATATAAACACTGGGCAGCTCGTAGAGATGTCATTTACGAGCGAGTAACTGGGCGACCTTATGGTACCCGTTGTGCTCAGAATTCTTTGTTTTGGTTTGATAGAGAAGATTTAGTAGCTATTGAACACAATCCTGGACCAATTGCTTTGAGCGTTAACAGTGCAATGTTATTACGCATGGCGTATATTTGTTATCGTTTGAATCGAATTGAGTCGGTTAACATTGGTCAGGGACATGATTATGGAGCTATAGCTTCTTTTGCTTTTAAATACATTGTTGAGTATAAAGTTTGGAGCATTGTATTTGCCTTCATAAATACACAGAGAACAGCATCAGGTTATAATGACGATCTCATCTATAGTGGAATTAGATCCGAAATAGGTTATTATTTGCTGATGTATAACATTGGGTTGTTTATTCTTTTCATACATCCCGATGCTTTGGACTTCGTTAGTGGATTTAGCGGTGTTCACACCTTCCTTTTGAACAAATATGTTATTGAATATTTCACTGCATTTTATGTGGTGAAATGTGCAACGAGATGGTTTTCTAGGGAGGATTTAGTTGGAATAGAGCATAATCCTGGGCCTGACCCAATGATTATAAAGTATTTGAAGAACATGGATAGACTTCCAGACCGTGCG